GACCAAGCGGCTCGAATACCGGTGGGTCAGGACCAGCCAGAACCACTGCTGGGACTGTGAGTACTACGCCACGGGCGCGGCGATCATCGCCGGGGTGTTAAGCCTGTAAAGGTTGACACCGCCCGGCCTAGCGATGGCATCGGGAGAATACGCGGGCCTGGTGGCGGCCCTGGCCTCGTGGGGCCGGCAGAGCGCCGAGAACCTCACCCAGTTGCAAACCCAACTGGCGGCGCGCATCGCCGATTTAGGAAGCCAAGGCGGCGGGCAGATGACCGCCTTTAGCGTGCCGGGCCAGAGCGCAGCCTTTCAGTACCAACTGAGCCTGGCCGACCTGATCAGCGTTTACACCCAGGCCATCATGCGCGCCCAAGGCGGCGCCTCGATCGTGCGCCGCACGAACGCCCGCTTCTTCTAACCGCGCCATGATACCGCAATACAAGTTAGTCGACGCGGCCCAGCTGGAGGACTTCACGCAACCCTTTTGGTGGAACACCTTCCACGGCCCCTCCGACCGGAGCATCCAGGCCAGCGACGTCGAGACCCTCTGCAGCCATTCGCGCCGGTTGTACGCCAACCTGGGGCCGCTGCGGACGGCCATTCAGGATAAAGCGATGTACGCCGTTGGCCGCCATTGGCTGCCGGTGTTTAAGGGGTCTGACCAGGCGTTCAAGCTCGCGGCTCAAGACTGGCTCGTCCATAACTTTTACCCGGTCTGTAACGTCCTGGGCCAGGAATTTGATTTTCAGACAACCCTCTGGTTGTTGAGCGTCCACCTGGACGTGTTTGCCGAGGTCTTTATCTACCTCACCGAGGCAGATAACGGCTACCCGCAAATACAGCTTGTGCCCAGGCACCGGGTCAACCAGCCGCGCAAACCCGGGTCAATCGACCGCAATGCAAAGTTGGTTGGCGGCCCGTACGATGGCTACCTGTGCAAGCAAGGCGTGGTCAAAAACAAGGCCGGCCGAGCGATTGCCTTCCACGTCCTGGGCGATGCCGAGGACGGGTCGGAGGACCAATTCGTCAACACCGACGACATGGTGCGCCTCCGCGAGTTAGAAATCGGCGACGAAACGCGCGCGATCCCGGCGACCTCGCACGGCATTAACCAAGGCCGCTCGATCCTGTCGCTCCTGCAAAACGAGCAACGTTTTTTGGAACTGGCCAGCCGCATCGCGCTCATCGAAAACAACGAACTGGGCGGGCTGGATCCGAACGACCCGCAAAACGCGCTCCTGGTGCGGCCGGCACCGCCCGGCGGCAATTTGGACGGCGAGCCCGCGCCCCAAAACCCGGCCCGGAGCGCCTACGACGAGTACCAAGAGCAGGCGCAAACCCGGTATTTCCGCGGAAAGGACGGCGGCTCACTTACCCCGTTCCAGTTCCAGCGGCCGGCGAAAGAATGGCACGACTTTATTGGGGTTGAACTCCGGTTTCTCATTGATCCCATCTGGCCATACTACCTGGTCGACCGCGAGGGCGAGCTGGGCGGCGCCAACTGCCGGGCCCTGGCCGCGCGGGCCAATCGCTTGGTGCAAGACCGGCAGGACCTTCTGCGCAAGGCCGCGCGGCGCATCGTTCAGTACGGGGTTGCCAAGGGTTCGAAAATCGGCCGGATCCCGGAGAGCGATGAGTGGTGGATGTGGGATTTTACGCTGCCGCCGCGCATCACGGTCGATTTCGGCCGCGATGCCAAAGCCGAACTGCTCGAGATCGAGGGCGAAATCATGGACCCGGCCGAGCCCATCGAGGCCCGGGGCAAATCCTACGAGGAATTCCTGTTCCAGTTTTACCGCAACCAAGCCCGCAAACGGCAAATCAAGGCGCAAGTTGAACAGGAAACGGGCGTCGACCTGTCCGACCTGCCCGAGCCGCAGGTCAGCGGCGGCGGCCAAGCCTCCGAAGTGGACGACTGAAAAATGAAACGCTTTTCCCGCATCATAGAGCACGTGCATTATCAGCCCTGGCTGATCAGCCCGACCGGGCACGCCGCCATTCGGCAACTGCTCGAGTCCAAACTCGCGGGCCAGGTGCCGGCCGAGTTCTGGTCAGGCTCCGGCCAGCAACGCGAATTGCCCGCGGCTGCCGGCCCGCAGGTCGACCGGCAGGGCGTTGCGCACCTGCCCGTTAGCGGCACGCTGGGCAACCGGCTAAGCTGGCTCGAAAAAATCTGCGGCGGGGTCGATTACCAGGACGTGGCCGCGGATTTGCAAAACGCGCTTGAGGAGGGCGCCCGCGGGATCCTCCTGCACATCGACTCACCCGGCGGCATGGCCAACGGCGCCGGCGAAACGGCCGAACGGATCGCCGCGGCGGGCGTGCCGGTGGTGGCCTACACCGACAGCATGATGTGCTCGGCCGCCTACTACCTGGCCGCCTCAGCGGATAAGATTTTGGCCTCACCTAGCGCCGCGGTCGGGAGCATCGGCGTCATGCTGCCCTGGGTGGATCAAAGCCGGTTGTGGGCCGCGGCCGGCCTGGAGTTCGCGCCGATCTTAAGCGAGGATAGTGAGTTAAAACTCGCCGGCGCCGGGCCGTCCCTGTCCCCGGCGCAGCGCCGCTACCTGCAGGAGCAGGCAGACGCCCTTTACCAGGCATTCACAGGCTTTGTTTCCCGTTACCGGGAGATCGACTTTGCGGCACTTGCCGGCGGCTCTTACTTCGGCCAGGCCGCGGTATCGGCCAACCTGGTGGACGGCATCGCCACCTACGCGGACGCCTACGAAACGCTGCTGGCTCTGGTTGACAACGCCTAAGGAATCAAACTCATGAGCGACATCCGCACGCTATCAGACGCACGGGAGCGAATCGCCGAACTCGAAACCCAGGCCGCCGAGCTGTCGGCACGGGCTCAAGCCGCGGATTCGCTGCAGCAACAACTCACCGCCGCGCAAGCGCAAGCGCAAGGCCACGAAACGGTTTTAACCAGCGTGACGAAAGAACGCGACCAGGCCCGCGCCGAAGCCGAACAAGCGCAAAGCGCGTTGCAGGCCGCGCAAGCCGAGCTCGCCGCGGCCCGCCACCAGATTCAAACCTTGGAAGCTAACGCCAAAAGCGTGGAAGCCCGGGCCCGCGAGATGCTCGCCGCCCAGGGCGGCCGGCCGCTGGCCTTGGCCGAAACCGCCGAGGAGACGGAGACACTTGCCGACGTGCGCGCCGCCATGTCGCGCGAAACCGACCCGGCAAAGCTCGGGGCCTTGGCCGCCAAAGCGCGAAAACTCCAGGGCCGCAAATAACCACCTGACGCGATCAACCAACCTTTAAGCAAACTACCCTATGCCAAACCAATTAGGTACGCTGACGCCGGCCGAGATCGTGCTCGAGGTGGTCACGATGCTCAAGAAAAAGTTCCCGAGCATCACCGCGATCACGACCGATTTTTCCAGCCAGGCCGTGAAGTTTAACCAGCAGGTGATTTCGCGCGTGGTTGTGCCGCAGCCGGCGCAAGACTACGACACCACCAACGGCTATGTGGCCGAGAGCGCGGTAACCCAAGACGTGGCCGTGACGATCAACAAGCACAAGCACGTCTCGTTGGCGTTCAACGATCAGGAACTGTCCGCAACGAACCGCAACCTGCCGATGGAGCAGGTGGAAGGCGCGGCCTACTCCCTGGGCCGTCAGATTGCGTCTGACCTTTGGGCCCTGGCCACGGTGGGCAACTTCGGCACGCCGGCCAGCGGCAACACGCAAAACGACCCGGTCACCGTGACGGGCGGCGCCACCAACGTTAACCGCCTCACCCTGCTCAACGTGCGCCGGGCATTGATTGCCGCGGGCGCCGCGGCGCCGCGCATCGGCATCATTAACGCCGACGCCATGGTTGCCCTGGGCGATGACCTGCAGGGCTCGATTAATAGCCTCAACTACAACCAGGAGCCAGACTTTGACGAGGGGGTGTTTTACAACCTCGTTGGGTTCGAGAAAATCGTTGAATACCCGGACCTGCCGAGCGCCATCATTGGCTGGTTTGGCTCGAAGGCCGGCTTGGTGTTTGCAAGCCGCGTGCCCGCGGACCCGGGAATCTTCATCACCGACATCCCCGTTCCGGCCGAGATCAAAAACGTCACCGACCCCGACACCGGCCTAACGATCCAGTACCGCTACATGTACGACCCATTTAAGGGTAAACTGCAAATGACCTTAACGCTCATGTACGGCGTTGCGGTGGGCGTGCCCGGTCATGTGGTGTTGCTAACCGCGGCTAGTTAGTCGCTTTCTACCATGTGGGTTCTGGCGTTTGGACAACTGCACCCCAACGGGGCGCACATCCCGGTCTATAACGGCGACCGGGTCGACCTGGCCGAGCAGGCGCTCGAGGCCGCCGCGCGGGCCGGGAAAATCCGCCTCGGGCGCGTCTACAAGGAGCTTTCGGGCGGCCACCGGTTAACCCGCGTGCGCCGCATCGATTACTCGCACTTTGCGGCTGCTGAGGTGACCCAGCCGCCGGTGGATCCGCAGCCGCCGGTGGCCCCGCGCCGCTCCAGCAAAGCCCTGGCCCGAGCGGAGGATTAAGTCCGAGCATGGCGATCACGCCGGCGCTGCTTGCGGGCATCTTCGGCCGGGCGCAAAGCCTGTTGGGCGAAACCGCGCAGATCGGCGGGCTGGCGGTGCCCGTCACCCGCTCGACCGCATCCAGCCAGGGCCAGAGTTTTGAAGAAGGGTTCAGCCCCACCGCTCGGCGGGTCCGGCTTTGCTACTTAAAAACCAACCCCGACACCGGGGCGGCCTACCCGGTGCCGATGCCGGCCATGGCCGTGGCCTTCGCCGGCGTCAATTACCGGGTCGAAACCGTAGACGACCAGAACCCCGCCCTTTGGGAAATTCAATGCGTGCAGCGGATGAGCTAGGCGCCCGATGATCGATTATTTGGTTGAGCAGGCCCTCATCGACCTGATCACGCCGCACCTGCCGGCCGGAACCGTCGTGCGCCACGCCATGGAATCGCCCGCCGCGGCCGACCAGACGCTCGAGGGCTTGGTCGTCAAGGCGGTGGTGGAAAATAACACCGAAGGCCGCAGGCCCCATTACAACGTCCGCGCCACCTTTGAGTTTAAAACCCTCGCCCCAGAGGACGAAACGGCCGACGTGCAGGCCGTCATGGGCGCCTTAGAGGCCGCGCTCTTTAGCGTGCCGGCGACCGTGCCTGACAGCGTCCTGCGCTTTTCCGAGTTCGCGATTCGACAAAACGCTTGGGACCACACCGACCACCGCCTGGCCGGCGAGCGCCGCGAAAACTCGCGTGAGATCCTTTTAACCTGCAGCCCCGCTAGTTGACACCCTAACCTTCTACGAACTATGGCCGCCGTCATTTTTACCAACCTCTCCGGCTACGTTTTCGGCGTGCCGGCCGACGAAACCGGGTTGAACATCACCAAAGTGACCTTTAAGCGCAGCGGTGAGAAGCAGGAGGTCCGCAAGCGCGCCGGCGGGTTTGCGGGCCGCATTGATCACAGCTTCAAATGGCAGGCCACGATTAGCGGCGAATTAAAAGGCTCCTGGAGCGGCTACATCGGCCAGTTGTTCACGATGGCCAACGCCACGGCCTTCGGCGTCACCGGCGGGGCCTGGGTCATGGACGATTTTACCGTTGATGCCGAGTCGACCA